ATCCCTAAGCTTAGATAGAGAATATCCAGACATATCAGCCACTTTATAGCGCATTGGATCAAACAAGCCCAATACAACATCAGCATCATTCTGAGTTTGGGAACTCTCTGCAAAATCCTCTAGCTGAGGTTCTACATCACCATTCTTAATCCTCTGAATATTACTGATATCTCTGTTGAACTGACTAACCACCACTGGTGTATACCCATAGAAATCTCTGGCATATCTGAGCTCATCACTCATCTTATCAATAGCCTGTTTCTTAGTGGGTTGGTCCTTGGTGTGTCTCAACAAACCTATGTGGTCTAGTATTACAATTGTTATCTCATTCTCATTCTCTGGGAAATAACGCTTGTTATACTCATCCACTTGCTCTATCCTACCATTCTTGAGAGCATGTGCTTTCAGTTCCTTGGCTATACCTACAGCATTCTCTGGACCATCTATAATAGTGATAACATCTTCTATCATCCCCATATAGTCCTCATACATCAGGAACAAATCATGCTCATCAGGAGTCATTCTCTCTGTCCAGCCCAATAACTTGGGTACAGAGATTATGTTTCCATGATCTAGGAATATCTTCCTGCTCACCCATTTAGCAAGCTTATAGGTGCGAGATCTCTCCATAGATCGATAGATGATCTTTAGCTTGATTCCTGAGGCTTGTCCTTCAGGTGATATATACCAGTCAAATGGATTAAGAACAAAAGCATCATCTACAAAGCTTGTCTTACCAGATCCTGTCAAACCACCTATCAGGAAATACATACTCTTCCTAATACCTATATATCTGTTTAGTCTGTTGAATCCCATAGGAATTCCACCATTTCTGCCATCTAAACCAGCTTGTACTTCTGCTTTTAATTGTTCAAAACTCATAGTGGATAAGGTTGATAATAGTTTGTTACTAACCAGTCTCTGAATGCTTCAGGTGAATTAAGATAGGACTCACTGTTTTGAAAGTCTGTATATATGTCAATCCAATCCTTTGGTCCATTACAGTTGGTTGGAGGAGGTACAGGAGGATCTACTACAGGTTCAAGATCAGCATATAGTGTACCACCAACATTGATGCATGTATACCCAATATACTGTCCTTCCCAAGAAGATTGTCCTCCATTTGCATCTATATAATCTACAATGTTTTGTGTTACAGGCATGTTTATTACAGACATGTCTCCTGTTGGCAGAAGGTCTTCCATAACTGCATACCACTCTTCTCCAACGAGAATTAATTTTCCTTGCATTTTTTAAGTTTTTGTGTTATTAAATATCGGTGCTTCCAAAGTTTTGTTCAGGAGTCTCCTTGATAGTAGCTCCTTCTTTAATCAGTTCAATGAATGGTTCAAATGTGCGTTGGTTCAGATAGGTGAGAGAGTTCTGCATAAAGCTTAGCTTGTTGTCTCTGCTCTTAACAGAGTTCTCCTTCTTCTGCTTCACTTCATACTCCAGAGCTGCTATCAGCTCATCTAGTGTATACTCTCCCTCAGCAATTATCTTTCTGAGCTTGATTTTACAGTCATCCTTTTTAACTCTAAGACTTCTTGTGCCCTGAAACAACTTCTCTTTGTATGTGAAAGTGTCTGTACCTGGATAGGCTTTCCACCATCTATCAAAGTCATCATCTGTGGCTTTCTTCTTTACGAGTTTCTCTTCCTTATCAGAAGCTAGAAAGGTGAGCAGGTCCTTGCCTACTGTTGTGATTTTATATTCCTCTGTGACCAGTCCCTTTCTAACAAGAGTTTGACACAGGGCTTCCATCTTTGGAACATCACAGCACATAATCTTTATATCAGCACTCTCATCGCTGCTGATTAGTTCAAGCATGTACACAAGGTCTAGGTTGTACCCATTCTTATGTATCTGCTCAAAATGGGAGAACGTGAGGTTTATCTTCTTCTTCATTAATTTGGATTTTTGCTGGGCGTATTAATACTATCTGGGCAGGCTTTCTAGAAGATTCTTCTTCCATAATCTCCTTCATTATTTGCTCTTCTTCCAGTCTCTGTGCCTCTAACAAATATACAAAATCTTTCTGAGATTCCCTCTCAAAATCTTCGTTCATTGTTAACTTTTTTAGTGTAATAAAATTTGAGCGAGTCTGTACTATCTGGCAGTTCTGTCTCTGGTGGTATAGGAACATACATAACTGATCCCTGTATTACATATTTCAGATAGGTTGCTCCATAATCATCATACACCACCTCTATGTTGTGTCCATCTATCACAATTCCTTCTCTTTCAGGAAGTTGTGTTTCTATCTCTGTTTGTTTAGGTATTGGTGCCATCATAATTCCAATAATAAATGCTAATGCCACCATGATTGCAAAACCAAAACCATAAATAATTGATTCCTTCCTACTCATAAAACTGATTTTAAATTAAAAAGCCCCATGTAGAAACACAGGGCGTTATTACTAAACTACCAAAACTAAAATCATTCTGAGGCTAGTCCAAAGAACACCCATCTTCCAGGTTTCTCTGATGAGGATCCTTTGTAAGTCACTCTAGCCACTCTAGCACTACCTCTCTCCATCTTTTTCTCAACAGTGATAGTTGTACTGTTTAAATTCCTTTCTGTATATGCTCTAGCTGCTTTAACAGCTGCTCCTTTTGTAGAATGAGAACTAATGCAAATACCATCTATATTCTCCACTGTATACACAGTGATCCATTTCTTGGTTCCTGGTGTTACAATGTGTTCCACTTTAGACTTTGTCTTGTTCTTGTTCTCCTTGGGTTCTGACAAACAGATTCCCCAGCAGTCACGCTTGGTCATTCTATCATATCCATCAGCTATAAACTCAGAGAGAGTTTTGTTAGACGCTTTGAATTCCCTTGTAACATCTCTTACACCATGTGTGGTGGATATTGTACCATTATATGGATCTTGTCCATATTCATGTTCTGCTTCTTGTGTTGCAGAACGGTAGGCATCTGTTATAGACCTACCATAACTTGTTGTTTGAAAACAATTTGCTCCCATGTTTTAAAGTTTTTCTGGTTCTATAATTTGTTGATTGTCATCATCTATCCTGAGCCCAAACTGAAAATTGAGCCATTGAAACATTTGCTCTGCCTTTCCCTTGTTGCACCTAAACACCTTCTTCAGTAGAGGAATAGCATATTCCTTCCACTTCTCATATTGAGCTGTTGTCATGGTCCAATCTCTGTACCACTCAGGAGTTTTATATGCTTCAGCAATTGTTCTGCCAATCATATCTAATTGATATTCAACTAGATGATCAGCAACATTTGTTCTATTGATACCCATGGCGTTCCATTTCATTATTTAACCAATCTTCATAGATTTCTGTCTCAGATTTAGGAAACACAGCATTATAGCATGATTCCACACCTTTAACAATTAATCCTAGCACTGATAAAATAATGAACCATTGAAAAAATGATAGCTTTTTCTTTTCCATGTTGTTTTAATTAAAATAATGATAATTGATTTGGATTGACTGTTACGTTTCTCTTTTTACCTTCTGTCTGTATCTTGCTAATAATTCTATCAGCCCTATCAATATAATAGGAATAATTGATATTATCAAGAGGATGACTGCTAGTGAGATGGTTGCAAACAGTAGCAAGCCATTCACCAGCTTCAACTTGAGATACTTGTGCTGCATTTGTCTGACATTCAGGGTTTTTAATCTTAAGGAGCTTCTCTCCAGTGTTGGATATATAATACCTAATCAGCTTGTTGTACACCTTTGTCTCTCCTGTGGACCTAGTAGTTCCTTCATAGTGAAAATCTTTAGATGCTTTCTGTCTTAGGCAGAAGTCAAAGATATTGCTATGACGCTTAATAGTATCAACAACAGGTATATTATGAACAAAATATTGTTCGAGAGCCATTGGTACAATCCTGGCTGATTTGTTCTTATGTAGCTCAAAATCTGTGACAAAATCCCCTTTCTTTTTGACATCCCCATTAGTTTTTATTGCAATATAATCATTTACAGTGGAAAATATAATCTTCTTATAATCAGCCCTCTCTAGCTCATAACTGGTGAGAGCGGACCACCATGCGTTAATCTCATGCATCTTGTCTATCAGGGACTTCTTAATCCTGATTGTTACACCATCTGTATTAGCAGATATCACATTAATTCCATTGAGCTCATACTTCTCAATGAGCATCAACAGGCTTAGTTCTCCTGTTAGAGTGGTGAACATAGTGAGCTGTCTGTCATATATCCAGGATTGCATATCACTTGACTTACCATAAACAGAGTTTACAGCAAGCTTCAGAGCCCCAACAATTCCTGCTATACGCTTATCCTTCTTAGCCTGAGGTTTGAGCTCTAGTCTCTTCTCAAACATC